TCCTTAAAGTTCTCTTGTTCTGCAATCAACTTTCGCCACTCACTGTTTATCATTACTCTTCCTCCAGACAGAAGCTACACCATGTGTCCTTGCTTGCATTACCACAGCTGACACACTTGCGCCACTTGTTCTTTTCGTCACGATCAAGGGATGCCTTACGTTCTTCTTCAGTCATGGGTCTTATCATTGTCTGTCTCCCAGTATAGGCCAGTCTTAACCAGTGACACAAAGCCTACGTTAAAGATAGCAGAGAATGTTTCTGGGTCACACTCTACCTGCAATGTTGCACTACCATCCTCATGCTCTGTTATTTCAGTTATCTTGACTTCACTCATTCATCATCCTCCGTCAGTGCATCCCACGACACAGGGAATAGTTCAATCATCTTGTGGTCGATCTGCTTTGCTACCTCACGGGTCTCTGCCTGTGTGTCAGGCTTGCAACGTAGGTTACACATGTCAGCAAAGGCGTCTAGGCTACCCGACCAGTACCACTCAGTCATGTGGTTCAGAGGAAGAATACCCCTCGCTTGCTCTTCACAAACACCTGTCTGAAGTAGGTATCTGTACTGTTTAACCGCTTCGATGTGAGCATGACGGACAACTTCGTCCTGCTGTATGCTGAGTATCAAAGCGTCACCACTACCCTGCTTCTTATCTTTGGCAGCGGCACGTAGCTTAGGTTGGTAGAACTCTGGCTCATCCTTGACATACCTACGGCTGATCTCATTCCAACGCAGGAACTTATGCTTGACCAGCTGACGTGCTACAAAGATCGGAGCCTTGATGTGGAAGCTGGCAAAACAGTGACCAAAGGGACTGATGTGCTTGTGCTTGGCTAGGTATCGGATCAGTTTATCGTCCTTTGCCTTGAGCTTAGGTGGCCCCCAAGGATCATCCTCCATCTCGCTTGTCTTACCAAATGACACACGTGCAGCGTTGGCTACGGTTAAGTCAGTGCCCATGTGGTCAATGTATGTTGCTTTAATCATCTACCTATCCTTATATGGTTAAAGGTGGGACAGTTTTAAGCCCCACCCTTAGTTTATTTACCAGCGATCATCAGCCTCAGCTAACTCTTGGTAGGGTACGTGTTCAACAACACCAACCTTCTCCAATCGTACTGCTGCGGTAGAACCCTCACCGTAGATAGAGATCTTGACCTTAGCCTTGGTGCCATTACCTAGGTTACCATCAACAATGTTGTCCCACTTCTGACTGGTCACACCGTGAGTAACTGCTGGTGCACCACCAAAGTCTTCGATACCTGAGGGGTGTACATTAGGACGCTTAAGTTTAACACCCATGCGGTCATCAGCTGCTGCGATAGGCTTTACCATCTGGTTCCCCATGGAAACCTCAGGGAAGCCCATGTCAATCAGGCGATTCAATTCGTCACTGTCTTTAGGTACGAACATGGTGTTGTACTGACCTTGTGTACGTTCGTGGTATTCAGCGTTGTCCATTGTATCCTCGAACAAACGAGCATAGAACAGTTCACCTTCGAATACACCGAACTTAGTTTTCTTCTTAGCTGCCATGAGGTAACTCCTTTTACTGGCTGTTAGTATTGTTGGTCTTATAGATGATTGCCTGAATTGTCAAGACAAAAAAGACAGGGGATAGTGCAAATAAATACGGTAACATTAGTGTGTGTCCTTCCAGTTCTTACCGATGTCTGTTGACCCAGCGAGAGGGCAAATCATACCGAATTTTACTCCTGTGTCAACAATAGATTGTCGTTGTAGTAAACCTAAGTGTTCTGCTTCATCCATACCACCACGAATCTCTGTCTGCCACTCATCGTGAGGCCAGGTTACTAGCTTAAAGTCTAGGTTCTGTTGCTTGGCCTGACGTACCCACTGTAGGGCTGAGTGCTTCATGATGACAGACTCACCATTCTGTAGCATACCAGCCAGTGCCTTGTGCTCAGATGGAACCTTAACCTTACGCCCATCCAAACCCTTGAAGTATCCACGACCAGCAACATACGGTATGATCTTCTTCTTCAACTCAGATAGACCTTGGATAGAATCCATGAAGTTATCTACTGCTTGTGTTGCTTCCTTACGGTTTACCTTTAGGATCTGAGAGATCTTCTCGTTACCTGCTCCTAGTAAGAAGGCATAGATGAATGTCTTAGCCATGTCTCTCGTGATGTGTGACATACCTAAGGCCTTACGGTTTAGGTTGTGGATGTCTGTCTCTGTCTCCTTCTTGCCTGACACAATAGCGTGTACATATTCTTCAGACTTCATGAGGTGTGCAAGTACTCGCAACTGGATACCTTCTGCGTCAGTACCCACCAACAAACAACCATCTGGTGTTGTCCATAGACTACGGAACTTACCATCGTATCTGTGCTTAACCTCTTCAACGGCAGTCTTAGGTGTGCCATGGAACTCCGATGGGATGTTAGCTTGGTTGGGTGCACGGTGTGCCATACGTCCTGTCCATGCTCCGATGTGTGCGAACCTACCATGAATACGCATGTCATCCCCACAGTGCCCTAGCCACTCAACCAGTGACGATCTGCGTCCCTCAAGGGTCAACCACTCGGCAAGACGTTTGCCACCCTCAGGGGCTGTCTCAGGGAGTGTGCTAAGGTTTGCCTCGGATAGTGTCCACCCGTACTTAGCAAACTTATCTCCACGATCAATCATTACGTTACCCCTTCATTGTTTTATAGACAGAACCACGACTACAACCCAGTTCCTTAGATATAGCTGTAGCACCCATACCACTAGACCACAGTTCTCTTATCTTGTCGTGGTCCAGACTAAAAGGCCGCCCTTTGTAGACACCCCTATCCTTGGCAGCTTCGATACCTGCACGTGCTTTTTCTCTCCACCCAGCTCTTTGATTATGTACTTTGTCATGGCAACTTAGACACAATTCTACGAGATTAGACAAGATACTTGGACCACCTAAGGAAACTGGGACTATGTGATGTGTTTCTGTTAAACCCTCAGTAAAGCAAACAGAACACCTATTTGCACTCGACAACGCCTTTCTTTTAGTACTATCTCCACGATCTTTGTTGATGTCTTTGTTCACGGTCATATTGAATGTGTCCTTTTGTTTTCTCGTATGGTGTCCAACCTGCTTCCCAAAGTCTTTCTATACGCATCTTAGGTGAGGCAGGATTAAATTCTATGTAGTCATAGCAGACTAACTCGGGTGGTTTTACTGACCAGTCAACCTTGGTCTGTTCGTAATTCTCTTGTGCCTTAGTGACGTTAGAGAAGAGAGAACCATCAGCCTTACGTCTATACTTGATACGGTTCACCTCTTGTAGCTGCGGAGGGAAGTCCTCTTGGAAGGAGTCAGTTAGCTCTAGCATCCTTATCTCTATCTCATCGAGCAGTGTATCGGCTTGGTTCTTATCGAAGTAGAAGCCATTGTCTGTCATCTCTTCACATAGGATCTGGATGTCATGCTCACATCGGATAGCTTCATCCCATGTAGGGTCATTGATGACAGGCTTGAGTGTGTTGTAGAGCAGCACCGTCACGCTTACATCTTGGTGACAATAGAAAATCATCTCTTCTGTTAAGGCTGAGAAGTCATTGAAGTCTAGCTTGTGGTCACCTAACCTACGTCCCCATGCCTTGAGGCTGTGCCCCTTGCCATCCAAGGTGTAGTCTACAAGGCGTGACACAATCAAGGTGTCGAGTACTTTGTGTAGGTCAATAACAGTTTCACCAAGCAATTTGTTAATCACTGGGGCATCGAAGCCTATGCCGTTGTGGAATACATAAGTTTCAACATCGGTGCAGTACTCGATGAACCTTTGTTTCTCCTCTTCTATGTGTGACACATTAAGGAACTGTTCTGTTTCCCCTGTGTCTAAGTCCTTGGCGCAGATAACCCAGATGCGTGTGGCATCTATTGCATCTGTCTCTATGTCCATTGCTACTGTTCGCATCAGTCTTCCTCATCTCTTCCAAACAACTCTTCCCACATCATCACCACCACAGTAATAGGCCAGGTGATACTCTGGAACATTGCCTTAGTTTTGTTTAGCTCTTCGAACCTGTCTAGCAGGTGGAAGATAGTCCTTACGTGCAGGTAGTGCAGGTATATGCCCATGAAGTAGGATAGGGCAGCGATTATTGTCATAGTTTCTAGTGGATCAAATGAAGGCATACTTTTCTTCCAATGTAAAGGTGTTAGTGTTGAACTTAAGCTGACCTGCGTAGCCTGTCGGGCCTACTGGTCTGTTCTTTGTGACGAGTAGCTTGGTTGTGTTCCTTTCGTCCTCGTCCTCAGCCATCTTGTTGCGTTGGAGATCAACAACAACAGATGCACGTTGTTCTATCATACGGCAGTACTTGACCTGCCCATCATCGTTAGTGTGTCCGATGGTAACAATACCTACGTTTAACTCAGCAGCCAACTTAGATAGTCTGACAGATAGATCGGCAAGGAATTGTTCCTTACTCTCGTCACCACCCATGTTAGCTGCGATGTCTTGGATAGGTTCAAAGAAGATATAGTTTACATCACAAGCCTGAGACAGGTAACGGATGTGCCCGAGCAAGTCAAGGGGATCATCCTCGTCATTCAAGAAGAACTGGAATAGTCTCTCGTCCTTGGTCATGTTGCTGATCGACTCTTGTACCTTGGCACTGACACCCTTGTCCTCGATCAAGTCCATGCGGGTCACG